TACACTCTCACTTGAGTGTGGTGGTGGTAACTGGTCCGGTGGAACACCACTCGCAATCGCCAAGGGTCCGCAGGCGATATTTGGTAGTACAAGTACAAATCCTTGGAGCTCAACCGTGACGACAAGTGCAACAGAGGTAACCATCAAGCCAACAACCAACATGGCCGTAGCTGGACATTACAATGTTTTCATTGAATACATTTCCCAAAGTAGTTCAGGGGTTGTATCAAAAATTACAGAAGGTTCAACAGACGTTGTAACATTTGGATACTAAAAACATAACTCTAACTATTAGATGTCCAGATCAACCCATATACAGACAGTTCACGGTGATCTGTATATGGGTTCTAACCTAAAAATGGTCTACAGGTACTACCAAGGAATATCTCGTTCTCTCCGAACATTTGCCTCCATAAATACTGTAATTCAAAACCCACACGAATATTAAATATAATTTCTTTGAGGAAAACCTAATCAAAAAAATTATACATGTATAATAACAGATGGCAACGACCAATATTCAGAGTTTTTCCGGCGATGTCGAAGTTGCTGGCGAATTGACTGTTACAGGTCAGCTGAATTCAGTAACCGGATCTGATAAAGTCAAGCTTACAGCTACAACTAGCAATGAAACGGACTACATTCCGGTGGCAAAGAGTAGAACTGGTGCTCAGGCGCTGTATACAGATTCCAATCTAACTTATAACCCCGCAAACAATGTGATTGCTGCTAACCTATCCGGTAACGTATCGGGTAACGTATCGGGTAATGTGTCGGGTAATGCCGCCTATGCAACCAATGCAGCCTATGCAAACAGTGCGGGGTCTGCAACCAATGCAAGTTTTGCGACTAATGCGACGCACGCAAACAAGGCCAATGCTGTTGCGTTTACAGACAGGGACAGTACTGATACCACCGACTACATCGCATTTACGGATAATCACGACGCTGGAGACAAGGCACTTTTTACAGACTCTAACCTAACTTATAACCCCGCAAACAATGTGATTGGTGCTAACGTCTCAGGTAATGCCGCCTATGCAAACAGTGCGGGGTCTGCAACAAATGCAAGTTTTGCGACTAATGCGACGCACGCAAACAAAGCCAATGCTGTTGCGTTTACAGCTAGGAACGCTAGTAATAACACTGACTACATCGCATTTGTAGATACAGCCAATGCCGGAGATAAAGCCCTCTTCACAGACACTAACCTCACATATAACTCTTCTACAAATCAGATTGGTGCTAACCTCAGTGGTAACGTGACAGGTAACGTCTCGGGTAATGCCGCCTATGCAACCAATGCAGCCTATGCGAACAGCGCGGGGTCTGCAACCAATGCAACTTTTGCGACTAATGCGACGCACGCAAACCAGGCCAATGCTGTTAAATTTACAGATAGGGACAGTAATGATGTCACCGACTACATCGCATTTGTGGATAATCACGACGCTGGAGACAAGGCACTTTTTACAGACTCTAGCCTAACTTATAACCCCGCAAACAATGTGATTGGTGCTAACGTCTCAGGAAATGCCGCCTATGCAGCTAACGCGGGTTACGCAAACAGCGCGGGGTCTGCAACCAATGCAAGTTTTGCGACTAATGCGACACACGCGAACGCTGCAAATGCTGTTAAATTTACAGCTAGAAATGCTACTGATGCCACCGACTACATCGCATTTGTAGATACAGCCAATGCCGGAGATAAAGCCCTCTTCGCAGACACTAACCTCACATATAATTCGTCGAACAATAAGATTGGTGCTAACATCTCAGGTAATGCCGCCTATGCAACCAATGCAGCCTATGCGAACAGCGCGACACACGCGAACGCTGCAAATGCTGTTAAATTTACAGACAGGGACGGTAGTAATAACACCGACTACATCGCATTTGTGGATACTCACGCCGCTGGAGACAAGGCACTCTTTGTCGACCAAAACCTAACTTATAACTCTTCTACAAACCATATCAATGCAAATGTACCTTATGCAACCAACGCAGGTTACGCGAACAGTGCAGGGTCTGCAGGTAATGCGAGTTACGCAAACAACGCAACAAATCTTGGTAGTAGAGGACTTTCCGAGGGTGCAAATGGAAGTACAATTGTTGCGAGAGATGGTGCCGCTGACATATTTTGCCGACTCTTAAGACCAAATTACACTAATCAGAACACTATCAGTGGTGCGATGGCGTACAGAGTCAATAATGGCAATGATAACTATGTGCGTTTCTGCAGTAATACTGGTTCAATCAGGGGATATCTTAATGTCCCAACGAGAACTGGTGGTGATGCATCGGGTACCTGGTCAATCAGTGTTAATGGGAATGCAGCCTATGCGAACAACGCGGGCAATGTGCACATTGGAAGTCGCGATGGGACAAATAGTAACACACATTATCCCATATTTTCAACATCACATGGTGATGGTCAAAACTCCTTGTATACAGACAGTAATATGTACTATAATCCGGCAAATGCTTATCTAAACGTAAATGTGGCCTACGCGGGCAGTGCAGGTTACGCGAATAGTGCAGGTTCCGCAACCAATGCAGGTTACGCGAATAGTGCAGGTTACGCGAGTAATGCGGGTTATGCAAACACTTCAACATACGCAAGTTACCCTGTGGCAAGTGGAACTGTCCAGTTGTCGCATTACAATTATCGAAACACACAGTACAGTACCTATTCTGCAAACTTTGTAAATATACTTACAACTACCGCAAATGTATTCGAGGGAAGTCGTGGCCACAATTGGATGGTTATAGCTCAATTTAACACCGAACAACCAGGTGCTGGATATGACGCCTCTGAGGTTAGANTCNCTGGCGCTGACCTCGTAGTGGCGCAAAAGTCGTGGGAGCGTGGAGAGGGTGGGACAGTTGTTTCGATGTCGAACTATTCGACGGGGAACGGTGCGGTGAGTTTCTACGCCCAGGTTAGACGTGTTTCTTCGGATGACATACTTTACTGCAATTCAGTTAGCGTCATCGCGTTGCAGCGAAAATACTAGGTACGTAATATTTTTTTATTTTTTATATCATAATTATACATATATGAACACAGTAGATGTAGCTCATCTTATACAAACACTTAGACCTGGTGCCCAATACAGTGTAAGTGATAATGATTATGATCAAATCGATTGGTATGATACAAACCAGACCAAACCAACACACCAAGAATGTATAGACGCAGTTCCGGAATATAGAGCCTCACGAGCACTTAAACTTTTTCGTAAAGAAAGAGATAAACTCTTAACTGAGAGTGACAAATACGCGACACCGGATTATCCTCATAAATCAGAAGAAATACGAAATGCATGGATCACCTATCGTCAGACACTCAGAGACCTCACCGAAACAAGGGTAAGTGAAATTGTTTTAGATGATACGGGTAGAGAACTTGAAGTTTTCAACTGGCCGGCGAAACCGAAATAACCATTTTATACACCAGTGAACTTAAAAAAAACTCTCACTATACTATAAAATGTCTGGTGGTATTGCCCAACTCGTTGCCGTCGGTGCCCAGGATGCGCACCTCGTCGGCCAGCCCGAAATCAGCTTTTTCCGTAGTACCTACAAGCGCCACACAAACTTCTCCCAAACCGTGGAACGCCAGGTGATCCAGGGGAATGTCTCCAATGGGGGTATGTCAACTGTCCGCTTCGAACGCAAGGGTGACCTTCTCAGCTATGTGTACCTCGTCCCCAATGATGGCTCCGCTGCCCAGGGATATAGCGCCGCCGATTGGCGCACCAAGATTGCCAAGGTTGAACTCCTTGTGGGTGGTCAGGTCATTGATGATCAGGATTCTACCTATTCCACACTCATTGCCCCAGTGCTCTCAGCCACAAACTCTTCCAAGTCGGTCGCGGGTGACCTCTTCGGTGGTGCCAATACCTCTCGATTCTACCCACTCCGCTTCGCCTTCTGCGAAAACCTCCAAACCGCCCTCCCCCTCATTGCCCTCCAGTACCACGATGTGGAACTTCGCATCACTTGGGGCTCTGCGGCTGCCACTGATAAGTGGGATGTCTACGCCAACTACGTCTACTTGGACACCCAAGAGCGTGAGTTCTTCGCTTCCAACCCACAAAACATGATCATCACCCAGGTTCAAAAGGCGACCGCCTCTGCGAC